TATGTTATGTTCGTGTATCAACAGCAGGTCAAAAAGATGATTTAGTAAGACAAAAAGAATATATGAAAGAGAAATATCCAAACCACTTAATCATTGAAGATATAGGTTCAGGAATAAATTTTAATAGAAAAGGATTTAGAAAAATAATAAAGTTAGGTATTGAAGGAAAAATAAAAGAATTAGTAGTAGCTTATAAAGATAGATTAACAAGATTTGGTTATTCTTTAATAGAAGATTTAATAAAAGAATATTCAAATGGTTCAATTGTAATAGAAACAAATAAAGAAGAAAAAGATAAAGAGAATGAAATAGTAGAAGATGTTTTAAATATTTTAAATGTTTATACAGCGAAGATAAATGGTATGAGAAAATACAAAAAATAATTTTAATCTTTTTTAACATTTTTTAGTTCAACAGTTTATATTCCCAACACTTTTTAGTCTCGTTTTTTTCCCATCCAAGCATTTTCATTTTTTGTTCATATTTGGATAGGAGAAGATTTTTTCCAACTTCAAAATTTTCTTGAGTTCCATAATTAGACCTGGTGTTTCCATTAATGTATTTTACATTGCAATTTATTGCCCAAAACAAAAATGAATCAATGTGATAACATCTTTTTTCTTTATTCCAAAAAAAATGTCTTTGAGACATTGCTTCTTTGACCTTGTCATCTGCATGCTTTTCACACAAATAACCGAATGGTTTTGTATCTCCATTGTAATTTGTGTTTGGATTAATAAATATCAAATTAGGACACTTCTCAAGAAGACCATCTAATGATTTTAACTCTAAAGGTAAGCTTGACATTTTTCACAGTGTAATCTTTTTACAGTTTAATAACTTAAACTTAATTTATTAAATTATTCAAATACTTTATTTTTTAATTTTTTTTTGTGTTTTATTATTTATATTTTTATAATAATTAAATATTATAAAATAATATATAGTATAAATTAATTAAAAATGAGTAGAAGATTTCTTTCACCCAATGGTAAAAATCCTAAAGAATTAAAGAAAGGTAATATTAAAAAGCCAATAGAAATAACTGAGAAAGAAAAGAGTAAAAGTTTAAGTAATATGAGATTATTTGATAAAAATGAAGAAAATATAGATGATGATAATAAATCAACATCATCATATGATTCAGAAAAACATGGAATGGATTCTAATAGATTGAAAGCACTTGAAAATGAGATTGATTATTCAAATGATTGTTTAATAACACCATTTGAAGGATTAGAGTGTGATTTAGATAAATATGATATGACTGAATCTTCATCTGAAGAAGAAGAAGAAGAGGATGAATATGAAACATATTTATTAGATAAAAAAAGGCGTTAATTATTATAAACAGTTAAAGATTTATGATATTCATATAACATTTTATTAAGTAAATTATCATAAAATTTAATTTGATTATCAATAATATTATTTTTTAGTTTTAATGTATTATAATTTTTATTAAGTATTGCTAAATCTTTATAAACATCATCAATATCCATAATATTATTTATTTATAAAAAAAGTTTTATCAAAAGTGTGTGTATTATTTAATTTAGAATTACCAACAGAATATAGTTTAATATCATTATCATCGATATTATTATTAATATTAATTGGAATAGGTTCAATATTATCATTTATTTCAATATTTTGGACGCTTTTATCATCAATATTAGAAATATTCTCTAAATTATTTTTTGGAATACTATTAACTGATTTATTATTTTCAGTTAATTCATCTTCATCATCAGTTAATATAAATTCTGTATTTTGTTTTAAAGAATTATTAATAAATTTTTCTTTTAATTCTTCTGTGGATACAGAGGTGGAACTAATATCGGTATTATTACTATTAATGTTATTATTATCACTTTGAGAATTTTCTTGTTTAGATTTTGACATACTCAAAGATGTTAAAGTTTTTGAAATATCTTTGGTGGTATTTGAGGTATTGATAGTAATTGAAGATGATGATGAAGTATCCGCATCTATTTTTTCATTAATTATATTAATTTTATTGTGTAGATTATCTTTATCATTATTGAGTTTATTTAATTTCAAATTAATATTATCACATTGATATTGTAATTTTTGATTTTGTTTTAGAATAATAGATGAAAAACGGTAAGAAAGATTAGAGAAAATATTATTAATTTTATTTTTATCATAATTAATATTAAAAGGGGTTTTAAACATAAAAATAATTAAATTATAATAAAATGTAATAAGAGATTTTTGTGTATCAATATCGTTATTTTGAAATGTTGTGTTATTGATGATATTATAAATAAAATTTTGAAGTTTAAACATCATATCAATATCATTTGTAAAAGTTGTATTGTTAATAAATTTATATTCAATAATATTATCAATATGTATAATATTAAAAATAAAATTTTCTATAACTATATTAGTAATTTTATTATTAGTAATTGAATTTAATATTTCTGTATTGGAAATTGTATGTGTTTGATTATTAAAATTTATTATATATGAATTAATATTTTCATCAAAATAAATATCTTTTTTATTTTTATTAATAACAGTTGATATTTTTTCAAGATCTGTATTTGATTTATTTTCTTCAATTTTATCAATAATTTCATTTTTTTCTTCAATTTTATCAATAATTTCATTTTTTTCTTCAATTTTATCAATAAATTCATTTTTTTCTTCAATTTTATCAATAAATTCATTTTTTTTTTTAATTTCATTAAAAATTTCAATTTCATTAAAAATTTCATTTTTTAATTCATCATTAGAGGATGAATTAAATGTGGTATTATTAATATCATTATAATTTTTTAGTTTAATAAATCCTTTAGTATTTAACATTATATAAATATATATATAATTTTAATTATTAAAAAATTATAAAATGTTTTTATTCAAAGAAAAAATTAAAAGATATATATATATATATTATATATGGATGAAAAATATGAAAATGAAATAAAATATTATATAATAAAAAAAGAGTTTTTTAAAATCCATAATATTTTATTAAAGATACAGGAACACATAAATACAAATTATAAGATTTTAATGTTTTCATTATCAAATAATTTATCAATATTAAATAATCTGTTAGAACAATTATTAAATGTTTATAATGAAAATATTAATAATTTATCTATAGATAAATTAGAGAATACAATAAATATTGAAAATATTTATAATAATATTGAAAATGATAATAATTTGAATTTAATAAAAGAAAGTAAATATTTAAAATATATAAAATATAATCCATTGAAAGAAATAAAAGATAATATTTTAATACTATGTAAAATAGTGGGTTTTCCAAATTTAGAAATATTAATATATTTGATAACAAATAAAACAAATATTATTTTCACAAATAAAAAGGATAAAGAAAAAAATGAATTATTAAAAAATGTATTTTTTCCATTAAATTATGAAATTAAAAATATATTAAATAATGAAACAAAAATTGCAAAAATAAATAAAATAGAAAATAATGCAAATACATTTATATTTGATAAATTTTATGAAATTGAATATTATTTTAATGGTTTAAATATTATCATTAATGGTTTTAGTAAAAAAGATAATATCAATATGAATATTTTAACATCACAATTATCATATCCATTTATTTATAATATTAAAGAATTATTTGAAAAAAAAATAGAAGAGGACAAATATTGTATTAATAATATGAATATTAATAAAGATTTTATTGATAAATACTTTAATAATATGGAAATATTAGATTATTTAAGTTATACATATGAAAATATGACTGAAAGATTAAGTAATGATTATTTTAAATATAATAAATATGATAAATTATCATTATTAAAATTATTAAAATTATTTACAAAAGATGCAAAAGAAAATATTTATAATATGTTTAATATTATTAGAATTTTATTATATGGAAATAAAAATAATGTTTCTATTGTTAATTTATTATTTGATTTATTAAAAGATAAAAAAACATCAAGAGAAAATGAATATATTACAAATATTATATATGAACAATTAAGTTATAAAAATCAAGTATTATTACTTAATTATAAATTTGATATAAATAATGAATTAGATAAATTAAAAAATCTTTCAATGCAAGATATGGATATGAAAAATCAACTAATATTATCAAAATCAATGCCAGATTATGTTAAAAGATTATGTTATGATAAAATAGAAGAATTAAAATCATCAAATAATGAAACATATAAAATCAAAATGTATATAAATTATTTATTAAAGTATCCTTGGATTTCTAATACTGATGATGATATTTTTTCTTTATTAAAAGATAATAAAGAAAAAATAAAATTATTTTTAAATGATATTGAAGATAAAATGAATAAAAATATTTACGGACATACAGAACCAAAAAAAAAAGTCATTGAAATGTTATCAAAAATTATAAAAGTTCCAGGAACAACTATTCAACCTATTGCTTTAGTTGGACCTTCTGGTGTTGGTAAAACCAGATTTGCTAAAATTTTATCAAATTGTTTAGATTTGCCATTTATTCAAATAACATTAGGAGGACAAAACGATGGTGAATTATTACATGGACATGGTTATACATATTCATCCTCTCAACCAGGTTTAATTATTAAAAAAATGTGTGAAGCTGAAAATGCTCGTTGTATAATGTTTTTTGATGAATTAGATAAATGTTTAAATAGAGATGGAAAAGAAAGTGATATAATGAATATATTAATTCATTTAATTGACCCTATGACAAATAGTTCATTTCAAGATAGATTTTATCAAGAAGTAACATTTCCATTAAATAAAGTAATATTTATATTTTCATTTAATGAAATTCCAAAAATTAGTTCTTATTTATTAAAAAGATTAGAAGTTATAAATATTAATAACTATGTATTAGAAGATAAATTAAAAATAACAAGAGAACATTTATTAAAACAATTATGTATAGAATCAGGTTTTGATTTTGAAAGTATTGTATTTAATGATGAAACACTTAAATTTTTAATTAATGAATATACTATGGAAGCAGGTGTTCGTGATTTAAGAATTAAGATAGATAATATCTTATCTAAATTAAATGTAGATTATTTAAAACAAAAAGGTTTATTTAAAGATAATATTTTATATAATAAAGAAAATCCATTAATTATTGACAAAGAATTAATTATTAATATTTTTGGTCATCCTAAAAATATTGAAAAAATAACACATCCTAAAAGTTGTGTTGGATTTACAAATGGACTTTATACTTCTGGAAATGAAATTGGTGGTATTTTATCTATTCAAATTGTTAAAAACAATTATGGAAATAAAGATAATTTTATGATTGAAATAACCGGTAATCTTAAAAAAGTAATGAAAGAAAGTGTTAGATATGCTTTTAATTGTGCTATGAATATTGTATCTGAAAAACAAAAAAAAACTTTTTATAAAAATTACCCTCAAGGTGTTTTTTGTCATTTTAGTGATGCAAGTTCAGTAAAAGATGGCCCAAGTGCTGGCTCAGCAATATTTTTAACATTTTATTCTGTTATTGTTAATAAAAAAATAAATAATAAAATAGCATTAACTGGAGAAATTGATATGTTTGGAAATATCAAAGCAATTGGAGGTGTTAGATTAAAAATGCAAGGAGCATATAAATCTGGAATTGAAACTGTTTTTTTGCCAGAAGAAAATAAAAATGATGTTGAAGAGATAATTAAAAATAATTCAATTGAATTTAATTCTACAAAAAAATATATTTTAGTTTCAAATGTAAATGATATTATTAATAATGTTTTTTAAAAATTAACTATATATTGTTATTCCATCATCTGGAAACATTTTATCAAAATAATCATTTACATAAACTATTTTTTGGAAATTTTTTAAATTATAATCTTAAAATAATTTAAAATATATTTATAGCTATTTGATGTTTATTATAATTACTAAACATAATATATTTATTAACTACAATCCAATAATTATTTTCTATTTTTATTATTTAATTTTAATATAAATAAATTTTCAATTTTTAATGATGAATAACTTCATAATCTTGAAAATCATCAATATACTTATAATTTTTATTACATTTAATAGTTTTAAGATTTTTTGGAATTTTTTTTATTTTTAAATTATAACTTTCTAATTCTAAATATTTTATTGAATTAGGAAGATTATTTAATTCTTTTTCATAATTGTCAATGTATATTTTTTTAATACTATTTGGTAAATTATCTAAATTAAATACAGTTTTATATATATATAATTCTTCAATATTATTATGTAAATTATCTATTATATATTGATTATTACAACTATTCATAGTTAAACTTTTAACCATTTAATGGAATGAATATTCCTTTATTAAAATAATTTCAAAAAGTTAAATGTGTTAAATTTTTAGTATTTAATTTTTGATATATAAATAATATTTTTACATTTTTTATTTTTTTTTTAATTAAAAATTGATTTTATTTAATTATTATAAATTAAGATATACAATGTTTCTAATATTTCAAGATAATTTTATTATTGATGATTTTTTATTATTTGATGTTATTACATCAAATTGTAAATTTATTACAAATACTGATTGTCATATAATGCCTTTTAATTTTGATGATTTATTTCATTTAAAAAAATTAAATATTAATGATTTATTAAATCTTGATAATAAAAGATTAAATTTGTGGATTGAATTTAGACAATATTTAAATTTATCATTAAATAATAAAGAAATTACTATATATAAAACTTTTTTAGAAATATATAAAGAAAATAATAATAAATATGATGAAATATTATTATACTTATCAGCCAAATATGATATGTATGAATTATATTATTTTTTAGATAATAATTTAAATTCTTGTTATATTTTAAGTTGTCTAAATGCTATTATTGGAAAATCAATAAATATAATTAAATACATTCATAATAAATATAATAATAATCAAATTTGGATAAAAAATATTAAAGGTCTAACATATAAAAATGATTTATATCAAATAGATGAAAATAACAAATATGAAAATGATGATTGGAGTATATTATATTATGGTAATATTTCTAAAAATACAACAATTAATAATAATATAAAAAATTTTTTACTAAAAATAAATTGTCCTTTTAATGAAAATATGTCTTTTAGACAATAATAAAACGATTTCTTAAATATTCATATTCAGTTTTATCAATAAAACACCTTTTATTTAATTTTAAAGGTTTTTCATACTTTTCAATTAAAAAATTATCCATTGATATATAATCATTTTCATCAATATTCATTATTTCTTCATCATCATTAATATGTTTTAAAATAATATTATAAATTTTTGATGTTTCACTTTCATCATTTTTTTCTAAGGTCTTTATTCTTAATAATTTATTCATAATATTTTTAAGTTGTTTTTCCTTTTCTTGTTTTATTTTTTCTATTAGATTATCTCTATTTATTTTTTCTAATTCTTCTGAATGATTAAATTTATGTATTCTTTCTTTAGAAGTTTCTTCATATTCTATTGCACTTAATCTAATGGCTCTATCTAATTCAGTTTCATCATTATCAATTAATAATCCTTTATTTTTGATTATATTATATTTTTTTTTATATTTTTTTTTATCTTTTTCATTATGTATATTTCTTAATAATTCAAGTTCTTCATCACTATCATTATTATCATTATTTATTAATTTGTCATTATAACTTTCGTCAGCTTTTCTAATATTATCCATATTAAGATATTTATATTATTCATTATAAATAAAATTCAATTTTTATATAAAACTAATTATTTCTCGTATCATATCTTTAGGTATATTTGTTAATTTTAATTCATTAAATTTTCTTTTTTTATTTTTATCATCAAAATACCATACTAATAATAGAGGACTTTTTCTTTTCCAATTAAATTTTTTATTTTCAATATTAATAAAATTAATATAGTTATTTGATTTAATACACCAAAATTTTAAATGATTGACAAAATTATTTTCATTTAAAGATTTTATTATATCTTTCTTGTCATCAAAATTAAATTTATTATAAACATACAATAAAATTGAATAAAAATTGTTAAATTCTATATTTAATTTAACAATAGTGTTATTTAATTCTTTTTGATTTCCATAATTTTTACAAACATTTAATACATTTAAATTTTTATCATTATTAATGTTATTATAAATATTATCATTAATTTCATCATTAAATGAATTGTTTATTAAATATTCACAACCCATATATATTATACTATCAATTATTGAATTAAATAATAAATATTCTGGAACATTTTTATCAATTATATATTTTTGAAATTCAATATCATAATGATATTCAACAATTAAATTAAATATAAATGAGGTTTTTTCTTCAATTATATCTATAAATTCTTTATTTGATATATTATCAATAATAAGTTTAATAAATATTATATTTTTTTCATAATAATGATATATTAATTCTTGTAAAAGTTCTTCAAAAATAGTTAATATTTCTGGTTTATATTGAATATATAATATTTTAATAAATTTTTCAAAATTGTATATATCATTATCTTTTATAAAATCTTGAAGAACGGTTGTAAATTTTTCAATACAATTCTTGTTATGTTTTGTGCTCTCCATTTTTAATAAGATTTAATTATAATTTATTAATAATTAAATAAATCAATTTTTATTTAGCAGAACATACTAATAATTTCAAATTAGTTATTAATAAATTATTTGAAAATATCAGTTCTTTTGTATTTTTATAATCAAATAAATTATTTTTAAGATCGCATAAAACACCATTATAATAAAATTTACCATTTTTATTTTTAACAGTATTGAAACTATAACCGTATAAAAATGAATTAATTATATTTTTTTTGTCGTTTGAATTAATATCTACATTTATTTTAATATTTCTTTCTTTGTATAATTTATATAAATTATATCTATTTTGTTTATATCGTTTATTAACATCTCTAATAAATCTTGAATTAAAAATTCCTTTATCTAAATTATTAATAGCATATTTAAATAATTCTAATAATAAGATATGTTCGGATTTATAAGAACCTTTCTTAAACTTTTCAATTATTTTTTGTTTTTCTTTTTTTTCAATATCCGAATAAAACATATCATCAATATTTTTAATATTATCAAGAATACAAATTATTAATAATACTTTATCAAATAATTTAAAATTCACATTTGTAATATATAATAATGTTAAAGCTGGAAAAATATCTAATCTTGAATCAATAACTAATTTTCCTATATTTGTTAAAATATCATCTTTAATTAAATTATTTTTAATTGAAACTTTAAATCCATTATGTATATAATCTTTCCCAGGTGGTTCTATTAATTCTTTAAACATTTTTTTAACATCTTCTATTGAAGCATCCTTTTGTTTTATATCACTTTGTAATTTCATAAATAATAAACAAATATCTTGTAAATTAATAATTTTAATATTTGGTGGAGGATATTTGTGAGTATTATTTAATTCTTCTTCTGTATATAAATGAAAACAATAACCACTAACAGTTCTTCCTGTTCTACCTTTTCTTTGTTTAGCATTTGATTGTGATATTAATTCTTTTTTCATTAAATTTATATTATCATTTGGTTCATATAAAATATTTATTTCTAATCCACTATCAATAACATAAACAATATTTTCTAATGTTAATGAACTTTCTGCTACATTTGTTGATATAAAAATTCTTCTTTTATAATTTTCATTTATTTTTTTATATTCTTCAGCATTTGATAAAAATATTTCTAAATCCTTTGGAAATCCAGAATATAAAGCCATAACAAAACAATCATTTAATTTTTCATCTAAATCTGAGGCTATTTTTTTACATTCAGATACAGATGGTAAAAAGAATATTATATCTCCATTTGGAATTTTTTCATCATTTATTTTTTTAACAATATCAGTTATAATTTCTGAACCTTTTTTTAAATATTCATCCTTTTTATCTAAAATACTATTTTCTAAAAATATTGATTCAATTGGATAATTTGGTTTTCCAGACATTTCCATATAATCATATTTAAAATCATCACTAAAATATTTATTAAAAATACTTTCATCTATAGTAGCACTCATAATTACTAATTTAAGTTCATTCAAACCTTGCTCTTTTCTTAATTTTATTGCATTTTTAACTAAATATAATATTAAATCAATATTAGTAGATCTTTCGTGTGCTTCATCAATAATTAATATATCAACATCTTTAATTAATGGGTCGGTTTTAATTCTTGCAATTATAGTTCCATCGGTGCAATATAATAAATTTGTTTTATCAGATTTTCTACTTTCACCTCTATATTGATAACCAACATATTCACCTAATTGTGTATCAAGTGTTTTTGCACCAAATACAGCTGTATTTTTAGTAATTTGTTTTTTTGGAAGTGTCATTATAGTTAATCCCTTATAATCCATATAATGAAGACAAAATTTAGGTATTAAAACAGATTTACCAGAACCAGTTGCTGAAATAATTAAAACAACATCATTTTTCTTTAATAATTTTAAAAATTTTTCTCCATATTCATAACCAGGTAAATTAGACCACATTTTACTAAGAATTTTATATTCATCACTATATGGTTCATTATTAAATGGATTATTATTTTTACCTTCAGGGTCAAATATTCCAATAGTCATATATTATAAATATCATAATAAAAAAAT